CCCACGACCTTCAGAACTTTTTCTCGACCAAGTCTTTCTGCACTAAAATAAGAAGGTGCAGCAGAGACTGCTGAGACTAAGGCTGCGTGGGTATGGCAGGGATGCCATACCCTCCTAATATAAAAATGTGCAACCTCGAAAGGCTGCACCCCCTGGTGATTCCGGTGGGATTCAAACCCACGACCTTCAGAACCGGAATCTGACGCTCTATTCAGCTAAGCTACGGAACCATTGTGATTTTGCAGTTGCAAATTTACGCAAATTGTTTCAAACCGACGAACGATTGCTGCACAAAAAACGTGCAGAACAAACGTTTTCATAAAAAATTTTAATGATTTTTTTTGTGCATAAATAAATTTTCGTACATTTGCAGCCGTAAAAAACCAATCGCCTACTAAAAACAAATCACTCCAGTAAAAAACGCACAAGGTGAAAAGATAGTGACTATCTTTTTATACCGAGTTATAAAATACTACATAATTATTATTAATCCTTAATTCCGCAACACTATAGTTTAACATTATTTATAAGTGCCTGAGCAACAAAAAGTTGCCCAGGATTTTGCCATGTCAGAATTTTCACTTACCTTAGTGTTGCGAAAAGAAGACAAGCAAAACTCTAATATGACATGGCAAAGATACAAATAAAATCTGAGAAACTCACTCCTTTTGGAGGAATTTTTTCTATTATGGAGCAATTTGATGCTCTTTTAGCTCAAACCATAGATTCCACCTTGGGATTGAGATGCACTATGTTTGGTTATCAATATAGCGAAATTCTACGCTCTCTGATGTGCGTATATCTTTGTGGCGGCTCATGTATTGAGGATGTTACAACTCACTTGATGAAACATTTGTCTCTTCATCCAACTCTTCGCACTTGCAGCGCAGACACCATATTGCGTGCTATCGAAGAACTGACTTGTAAGAACATCACCTATAAATCTGCTTCTGGCAACTCCTATGATTTCAATACTGCAGACAAGATGAACTGCTTATTGATCAAAGCCCTGCTTGCTACTGGTCAATTGAAATCCGGTCAAGAGTATGATTTTGACTTTGACCATCAGTTCATTGAAACAGAGAAGCATGATGCAAAACCAACCTACAAGAAGTTCCTGGGCTATAGTCCAGGTGTGGCAGTCATTAACGACATGATTGTCGGTATTGAAAATAGAGACGGCAACACAAACGTGCGCTTCAACCAAAGAGAGACTTTGGAAAGAATCTTCAAGCGACTGGAGGCATCAGAAGTATATATATCCCGTGCCCGCATGGATTGCGGCTCATGCTCGGAGGAAATCGTAGATATGGTAGAGGCTCATTGCAGGCATTTTTATATTCGTGCCAACAGATGCTCTTCCTTCTACGATTCCATGTTTGCCTTGACTGGATGGAAAACTGTTGAAATCAACGGTATTGAATTTGAGCTGAATTCCATCCTTGTTGAGAAATGGAAAGGAAAACCGTATCGTCTTGTCATACAGAGACAAAGGCGAATAGATGGAGACCTTGACATTTGGGAAGGCGAATATACCTACAGATGTATACTGACTAACGATTACAAGTCGAGTGCAAGAGACATCGTGGAATTCTACAATCTTCGTGGTGGCAAGGAACGCATCTTCGATGACATGAACAATGGCTTTGGCTGGAATCGATTGCCAAAATCGTTCATGGCACAGAATACTGTATTCCTGCTTATGACAGCTCTCATCAGAAACTTCTACAAAGCTATTATGCAGAGATTGAAAACCCATGAATTTGGATTGCGTGCCACCAGCAGAATCAAGACCTTTGTTTTCAAGTTCATCTCTGTTCCTGCGAAATGGATTAAGACATCACGTAGGCATGTATTGAATATTTACTCAGACAACAATGCTTATGCCAACCTGTTCAAGACAGACTTTGGTTAAAGACCATGCTTTTCTGGTTAAACCAGCGTATTACCTCAAGTCGCTTTATGGGGTAAGGGGATTTTGTGTCTGCGACATTTCTGTTGTGCAAGAAATATGTACAATAAAATGAATTTTGTCGCTTTGCAAGCAAAATCCCACTAAACCCTATAGGTTGCGGATTTGAGGTATATATAAAAAGGCTTCGATGTTCACACACCAAAGCCTAAAAAACTTTACTAACTAATTACCAAATTTTATCGACTATCTTTTTAAATCATCACCAATATCTTCTTCTACTCCCAAATCCGGCAGTCTGTCATACGCTTTTTGGTCATCACCACCTTCAGACTTAACACCTAGCAGATAGCCATTCCGAAAAGCATAATAAACCAACTTCTCCATATCTTTTGCTGTTGCATTATCTGTCAAATGTAACGTGGCATACAATCCCATCAAGAACTTCCGTACATCTTTCGGATATACTTTATTATTCTTCTCTAAAGCGACTGCCATTCTTAGTGGACTTTTCATATTCTTCTAATTTTCGTAAAACCATCAAACGAAACACAAAAGAGAACCATTCCGCTTGTCTCCCTAGTTCATAGACTTATTCGCAACTTTATTCGTCCCATCTGCTTCCTACGTTTACCCGTTGACAGATGTCCGAGATTCCAATAGGACAAACATCACGGCTCTCTTCTTGTGTATCATTGTGCCAACGGAAGGATTCGAACCTTCGACCCTAGGATTAAAAATCCCATGCTCTGCCACTGAGCTACGAAAGCGTAAAGGAATGGTTGGATTTGCACCAACGCCCCCTTGGTTGCATAGCCAAGTGCTCTACTACTGAGCTACATTCCTTGTAATATGACAAAAGTACTTGTGGTGCAAGGGAGATTCGAACTCACCGAACCCGCTATGGGAATTGATTTACAGTCAATCTTCTTTAACCGCTTGAATATCGCACCATTTGTGGAACATACTCCTATTCCTCCTCGTTGCCCCAAGTGGATTCGAACCACTAATGACAGAACCAAAACCTGTAGTGTTGCCATTACACCATAGGGCAATTTAGTACTGCATAAAGGATTCGAACCTTTGAATACCAGCGTGAAAAGCTGGCGACTTAACCACTTGTCTAATGCAGCATCTAGGGATTCTCACCCTAATTAGAGTTTCCTTGTTATAGTCTAGCTGAGCTGGGTAATTTCAAAAACCATGCCGTAAACTCCTAAGTCTTGACTTATTATGGTAGAAGCGACCTCTCAGAAGGCCATCTGTTTCAAACACGATGCAAAGATAAGCATTTTTTCTTATACTTGCAAGTGTTTTAGTGTTTATTTATATTCTTTTGATGAATTTTACATCACTTATCCTTGCGGAGAATACCACAAAGGGTATCTACAAGTTTCTTTGCGTCATCACCTTTGATTTCGATAACATTTGAAACATCAGGAGCATCCTCGCCTTTCTGTTCCTTATCCAAACGCTTACGGAGAGCCAAATCTGGATTCTCAACCAAGATAGAGTCTAAAGCATAATTGCAAATGCGGCTTGCAAGTTCCTCGCTACCATTCGCGTCACGCACAAACTCACTCTTGCCTTCAAGAATACCCATAATCTCATTGTACTCTTCAGCATTCTCACAATTTCGTGAGAGCATACCAATCACCTTGTAACGATCAATCTCAAAACTGACCTTTAATTTGTCTTTATTCATTTCTGTTTACTTGATTTATAAATTAATTAATTGCGTCTTATATTCCACATGCTTTCAGCAGGGCCAACCATAACATCAATATTAGCTCCTTGCTTATTTGCTACTGTTTCAATCCACTTAAGGTTGATAAACTGACCAGCGGAAAGGTTCATTTCTTCCATATATGCCTTATCTGCCTTTGCCTTTTGTCGCTCAGCCTTTTCTCTTGCTATCTGCACTTCATATTCACGTTCTTGTGTCTGCTTGGCTTGCACGACCTTTGCCGTGCGGTTCATTTCATTAAGCTGTTCCTTGTTTGGTGTAGCTTTACCAATGATAACCTCCTTTATGATGATAGGCATCTGCTTTTTCTTTGATAGAGCATTCACATAGTCCTGCATCTGCTTGCGTATCTTGGTGTCAATCTGATTAAGCACTTGCCGATTCGACATCAAGTCAAATGGGGAATGCTGAGAAATATGGTCTCGAACCAGATTGCAGAAATAATTGTTGAGATTAGTATCAAACCATTTCTCTCCATAATTCTGCAAAAGAATTGGGGACTTGCCTTGCTCAATCTGAGTAATGATTACAGTATGGAAGTCAAGTGGCGTGTTATCGTCACTAAACAAATCATCTAAGGTAATCTCATGACGGACTGGAACAATCTTGAAGTAATAACCACTCGTTGACCACCAACACCAAGTGAGACCAGTCTGCACTGCTTGCTGTTCAACACCTCCATGCCCAATAAACCAAGGCTTCTTTACGATTACGGCTTCTTCGTCTGCATCGGGAGAAACCGAATGACAACTTGTAAGCGCACTCATGCCGAGTATCGCAAAACAAAACATTAAGATAATTTTCTTCATTCTTAATTTGATTATTGTGTTATATTATACCAAAAATTCCTCTCATAATAAAGTTCTCCCTTTTTCTCATACCGGATAGCATCTGACTCTTCACATAGCTGACGAATACGCATATACAAGCGTTTGTCCAGCTCTTCTTCAAACAAAAGAGACAACTCCTTCCAATTGTCAACAACAGGAGCAAACCAAGGATACTGCTCCTTCACAGCTTGTAGCTCATCCAAGGTTACGTGTCCGTATTCTACCATGTCATAACATCTACGGAAGTCACTATTGTCTTTGGGAATATTCAAATCTTTCTTTCGTTTTACCCCCATCAATGCACTCCACATAGTCATTGAAGAGACACCTGTATCACAAGTGGCTATCCACTCTATCATTCTTTGCTTGTTCATTTTCTTTTATATTAATCACGCTAAGTCGCTTTATTAGCTCTTCACATGCTTCTTTAGTTAAGATGCAATTCTTGAAATCTTTAATACCAATAATCTGTTCACGAATATCAGCATCCGTGTCGTACACCTCCTGTAGTTTTTTCTGAAACTCAATTACGTCTTCGTTGGTGAGTTTACCTTTCTTCTCAACAATTTTGTTTGTTATATTCTTATAAACACATTCGAGTTCAGAACATAAACGAGCTTCTAACTTCATCATTATTGCGTGTACAAAAGTATCATAAAGTCTTTCCATCTTGTATTTCCTCCGAAAGTCTTTTGATTACCTCGTTATCTTTATTCTCAATGCGAGCCTTTAAGATACTCTTGAAAGCGGCATCCATTGCTTCGTATCTACTGGAATATTCCTTACCATCCGTATGACACAAGCCTTCCTCTACACACCATGATGTAGTTTGCCAACAAAACTTACATTTCGAAATGTTTGCAACACAAATATAGTAACCGAAATGCTCTAAAAGCCAATCTAACACCATATCATAGCATGGAGCGGATATTGCCGGATGCTTACTATTCAACTTTAAGGCAGCAGAAAACTCAATATTGGATTTCTCCCACTCGGAATTGGAGTAAGCAATATAACTGCCATAATGCTCACTATATTTTCCACCCTTACGAACACCACCCTTTGCTGTCCAAGGGCTGGCGTAAGCCCAAAATTCGGCTATCTTCTCATCATAGCCGACCTCCTTCAGAAGCTTGGCTATTTCAAAGGGAACTACCTTTGGTTTTATCGTCTGTTTATTAGCCATTATCCAACTTTTTAATATCTTGCCAATGCGTTACTGGCATCAACATGTAATTACAAAACTTATACTCTGCGGTTATTACCGACGGGTTATTACTTCGATGACAAAACCAAATTTCCTTATTCTCTTCATTAGTAACAAGAACTTCTTCTTCAAACTCCGGCAAACGCTCCTTTACAGAAATCCAATCAGACTTATCCGCTTCATCATATGCTTGTTCTAGCAAAGGAAGAACCTTATCCAAGTCTTCGAAATCTGGTACGACTTCATTCACTCGCAAGATTGCTAGACCTAACAAGCTCTTAATCTTTTTTCTGTCCATTGCTCTTCTCGGTTTGTTTCTCTAAGTCTTTTAAATCTACCTTCTCAAATCGAGGAACTGGCTTACCATCTACCTCAACATTACCAAAGAACATTTCCTTTGGTCGCACCCAAACTTCATGCTGTCCGCACACTGCTTGATACGCAACCTTAGCTTCAGAAGTCTCGCTATCAGTAACCTCACCAAGGTACACATAGAAATTGCCCTTATAGTGTCGGTAAATCGGCTTACTGAATCCACCATGCAGCCAATCGGCTTTGCCGTTGATTTTCACGTACTCCCTTACCGCATCGCACTTACAGGACTTATTCAGCTCTTCTACCCAATCAAAGAAAGCTTGTTTGTCCTTGATCTCTTCACTTGATACCATGAAGAGATAAGTGCAAAGAAGCATCTTACCTGCATCAGTATCATATTTCTTGTTCACCTCTTCAGCTAATTGCATCATAGGTGTATCTAAGCGATAATTCCAACTCATAATCTATCCTTTCTTACTTTTTAAATTTGCCAAATCCTCTTTCAAACGTAGATGGAAATTATCTTCTCCATCATCACCGGAAAGAAGCCAATCAATTCTTTGGGCATAAACCTGAGCTTTCTTCAGAAGTTCAATACCCTTTTTGAATTCCTTGATAGTCTCTTTAGATAAGCCATATCTGTTAGGCATCGTATGATGATGCTTTCTAACATACTTGTCTTCATCCTCCTCCAACCATCGGTCTTCGAGAAAGCATCTTTCGTCTTCCTCATCCAACGGATGACCATCAACATAATCTTCTATCTTTGTATATATGTCAGCAATCCTATACTGAGCATAATCAAAACGTCCTCCACTCATAGACTTTTAACTTCAAACTTGAACTTACTTCAACGCAGTCAACCTCGCTTCTAGCTGTTGGATGATGTTATCTATAGTCTTTCCCCTATAATCAATAGCAATATCTTCCAGCACCTCAATCTGAGCCGCAATTTTTAATCTTTCTCTTACTACTGTCATAATCAAACTTGTTTATTATGATGCCGTGCTTGCAAAGTTGTAATGCACGATATAAACATAACCGCCATACATCTTTCCGATTGTTACTTCAACGAAATCAAAGATAATGCCGCCATCCATCTTGTAAGAAATCAAAGGTTCAGTTGGGAATGCATGGTGTTCTGTGTTGAAACGATACACTTCTTGTGATAGTAACTGCTTGAATACATCAACCTCACCATCCTTTGAAAAAACACCTTTAAACTCATCTTCATTGTCAATTGCAACAACTACTCCAAGTTCACTTCTGACACATACACCTTCATTTCTACCACTTTGTTCTTTATACAAGACGGGTAATGTGTAAACACCTCTTGATTCTTCCATATGCTTATTCTTAATTTGTATTTTGTTTTTATCCTTCAAGTTGCCTGCATTGAGCTAAGTCTATTGCATACGCCCAACGCTTAGGAACAAAAGACATCGTAGGTACGAACCTATCCGCACGCTCAACACATACATCTTGCGTCCGGTAAATCAATCCGTCTGAGCCTTTTACCTGTAACTCAACTAGAATAGTGTGGTCTAGCATCGGGAACTTATCAATATCATGCCAGACTTCACCACCTTCAATGAAGGAAGGCTTAATATGATTAATCTTTTTTGCCATCACTTACCACATATAAAATGGTTTGACTTATATTCTCTAGTTATGGTCTCACGGCTACCAAAGCACCATAAGTCCCTGGATTGTTCCTTGTGCAACCTTGATGACTTAATATAATAGCCATTGTTGACATCATAATGCTTACGTACCATGATATTGTCATTTACCACTCCAACCTCATCATCAGTAATTACATAGAACAAACGCCCATCGCTAAATGCTTTCAAGCCTTTGTAAACTCCGTTAGAGACAACCATCTTTTCATAGCCGTTCGTCTCCCAGTTGGCATAATCCCAGATGGTTCCCAAATCATCATCATTCAGAAGATTATTATCAATAATAACCTTGCCGATAACCTTGAATTTGCCATCTTGCATCATTGCCTCAACGACAAATTCATCGGCAGCGTTGAAATCGCTAATCTCTATGGGTCTCATAATACTTATGCTTTATATTCTCGTAAATCACCCTCTTTGCAGCCTTTGCTCTTCTGTTATTATCCGAAAAGACATCATCATACAAAGACATATCTTCACTCTCAAAAGCCACATGCTCACCTTTGTAGCAAGCATCAAAGCGGCATCCTTTTTCGGACTTAGCCGCAGTAAACTTTATCTTACCAAACTTAATCTGCATAAGCCCTATCCAAGAAAATAAATTAATGATACTATTTCAAGAGCAAATAAAAACGCTAACGCATTCTCAATTGTGAATACCTTTTTCATTGTTTCAATACAGTTTTACGTGTGTCTCACGTTCTAAATTTATATTGTAAGGGGATTTCATATCCCCTTTGTTGTTCTTACTTCAAAACTCGATAAGTTTTATCGAAATCATTAAAACTCTTCAAGTAACCTTTCTCTGTCAAAGAGTTTAAAATTTCTTTCAACTCATCCTTGGTATTATCCAAATCGAAATCATACAAATCTTCAAAAGTAAAGTACTTGTTACCTCCGATTACATCAGCCATCACTCCGATGTTGCCATAAACCATTGTCTCTTTCTTACTCAATCTAGTATTCATAACGAATCACAGTTTTTACGGTGTGTCTCACCTTTTTAATTAGTAACCTTGTTTCTTAATTACATTGCAAAGATACAAAGAATTATTGAAATATGCAAATTATTTAATGTGTTTCTTTTATATTTTAACGCTTATTATATGTGTAGGCGCGAAATTAACTTTCTGTAGCAGAAAAAGCCAAAGAATCCACCATTTCGTTATACATATTACCTCTATGAGCCTTAACCCAATGGTATCTTATCACCTTGCCTTTCGCTACCTTATTATATATAGGCTGTAAGTCTCCTAACTTGCAAGCCTGTATTCTCTCTATAGCCACTTGGCAATCCACATATACATCAACAGAACACAAAGGAGGGCAATCACCCAATGCTTGAATGACCGCCCTTATTTCGGCTCTCACCGAATCGTTCACTTTGGCTGTGATAAATGTATATTTCCCACTATTGATAATCGCTCCCTTATGAAGCACAAGCCAACCGCAACCACACTTGTTGTTCTTACTAGAGCCATCAGCATACACTTCATAGCGCACACCTTTATCCTCATCAACAATCATCTGAGCAACAACCTCCAAAGAGTCATTGCTCATCACATTGGCTATTTGCTTGGCTTTCTTCTTCATAAGCGATTAAATCAAACCTCGTTCCTTGAACTCATTCATCAATGGGGTTGCCAAGACCTCAATATCTGGATGAGGCTTTCCGGTAGTTCCTTTTGATCGCAAATCGAAGAAATGAAGCCAATCACTCACGAATGCAGTATGAATCAACTCCGTGTTGGTATCAAGAGGAAGTATCGTTCTCGCATCCTGTGGCTTAAGACCATCATCCTTGACCAAAGACAAATACATCATTTCGCATACTCTATTTGCAAACCACCATTTTTCTACCGGACTCCAATGCTCATAACTACCGATGTTCTTTGATAGGTCAACAAATGTTCCACCATCAAAAGACGATGGATTAACCGCATCATCTTCGCTAACCCACTTTGGCTTGTTGATAGCAATCTCTCCTCCGAACTTATCTTTACTATAGTTGCAATATCGGGTGCTTTGTTCCGCTACGGAATCTACACGATGTCTGTTAGCCTCTCTACTTACCGCAATCTGAGTAGTAAAGCGGACTGTTATTCGCTTCTCATGCCATTCCGTAGGCTCGCAAATATAGTCCAAATCCTCAAACCAGTTATTTTCAACTATCACTCTGTAGTTGGTTGTGATATAGTAGTCGCTGCCAATCTGCATCACTTTTGAATATTTGTTCTCACGATAGTGCTTGACCAACAAAGACTCCGGTACAAAAAATCCTTCTTCATAGGCTACATGGAGATAAATCGTTCCATGCTCACACATGGCAAGATGATTGCTGCTTACCATACGCTCAACGAAAGGCTTTGCGCTGTCTTTATCAATCTTCATACTTGACGCATAGCAAGTGCGACCACACAACTCTATCTGCTTATAAACTCCATCCATGCCCTCACCTTGGGATAGGATTTCATATCTCGGTTCTAATATCTTCATGTCCTTATAAGTTTTAAAATTCGACCACAAAGATAGCTATTATATTCCACTCTACCAAAAATTAGCACTCAGTTTAACAACACTTATCTATATTGTGAAAAACAAAAACTTTCAAGATGGAAAAGAGGAGAGCGCATCATGCCTTCCCCTCCTTCTCGATTATATATCAATATTACTACAGTTGTTCTAGTGTGTCTCACCGCTTGCAAACATATCTCCTTGACTAGATGGCTTGTAACCGATGATTTCCAACACCTCCCCAAACTTGTTGTCATACCACTTTGGAATGGTTTGTCCAGGCACATCCTTGTAGATGTCATTCAAAGCATACTCCAATCCTTTCTCTGTGACGGAATAGTACTTGTGAACCTTGCCGTGCGCACCCTTTCGGGTCTTCTCTTCCAATAAGCCAGCAGCCAATGCCAGCTTATTGAACTTGATGGCTGATAACTCAACACCACGTTCTTTCAATAATTCACTGACTGCGTGCGAAGCACCATTCGGAGCGTGGACGTAATCGGGAACCGGAACACCATAAGGCTCTGCTATCTGACTCACCAACTGCAAGCGTGCGGCATCACTATATCGCAACGAGTCCATTACCCAATTAGCAACCGTCAACTTGTCTTGCAAGAAACTTTGCTGAGGCTTCATTTGCTCGGCTTGCACCTGCTCACGATGCTTAATTTCCAACTCCTCCCAACGCAAAACCAACTTCGCTCTTGCCTCATCATTAAACTTGGTGGCAATGTAAAGACTCTCACGTTTGGTAAGGGAATAGCAAGGTCTAGTCTCTCCCTTTTGGTCTTGGTAATTAACGAGCTTAAAACCTAGCCCGTTAACCTTTATCCACGCAGCCTCCATCTTACGAATAGACTGCATAACATTCTTATGCAACTTATTTGTCATAGTTGCAATTTCCAACGAGGTGATTCTTTCTTCTCCATCACCTGTCATACCAGATTTCACAATACCCGATGGGAACACTGGCGGATTCACCATCATTCGGTTTACATTTTCTGTCATAGTAACTCCAAATTTAATTTGTTAATAATTATATTTGGCTGTGGTGGAAACGAAAAGCCCCATCCGCTAAAGTCACGAGTGCGGACAGGGCTTAGCCACTTGCCCACTAAAGTAGAGAGATGAGCTTGTGGCAATTCTCCACGCTTGGAGAAAGTGAAATATCTAACAAATTTTAATAGTTTCAATATCCTTATTAGCCGTGCTCTCTACTTCACAACCTTGTTATTTTCGGCTGCAAAGTTAATATAATTTTTTCTAACTTGCAAACGCTTTAGTGTTTTATTCAAAACGTTAACGTTTGTTTTGCTTTGGAGGACTTCTGTCTTCACCAGCACGACCAATTCTTATGGCACTTTTCTGCACATTACTTCTTCTTTCCATTGCTCACGGAATTTAATAGTTAAACTTCAAAGATAATGTGCAGTTGCTCGGGTGTGCCTCACCTTATATATTGTTACGCTACCATTAATAGCATTTCTTTTGATTGCATCTGAATCCATTGGCAAGCATCCTTTCGGAAAAAGATGTCAGAATCGAACCGCTTGCCATCCACGATAATGTGACTACAATTGCATTCGAACTTATGGTTTCGGGTCAATGGTATCAAAAGGTATGTATCACCCTCTTTCTTGTCGTACACAAGCGTCAAATCCGTGCCGATAACCTGTGATACCACCTTGTGCTCATCTGAGCTTAAAACACCAATCTTGCCATCATGCTCAACATAAAGAGCATCCATCAAATTCTTATCCATATCTCTTAAATATTTAATGTTCAAAGTCCGGTGCAGTTTAGCGTGTGCCTCACGAAAT